TTTCCGAATTAAAATCCGGTGTGGATTCTGCATTTTCCTGTGTCACTCCCAATGATTGTAAGGGTTGGTTTTCCGCTTGCTTTGTGGGGTAAAAATTTGTGGGATTGCTATAATTTTGTGGATTGCTATAATACTGGGTATGTACAAAATATATCGCCGCCGAAAATGAACAAACCGTCGCCGTAATAATCCAATTGCAGTTTGGAATCAAGCTGTGCATTTTCAGAACCGCTGTTAAATTCAAATAACGGCACCGAATTTTCTTCGCTGACATTACCCGCAGATCCATCAATATTGAAAATAATTTTAGCGTCGCGTATAGTAATACATCTTTTCTTTTCAACAGCCGCTGCCTCACCTCCCGACGCTGTTTCCGTACCGTCCGACAACGCAGCAATGACAGGCGTATCCGAAGCGGTACCACTGGGTTTTGAATAATACTTCACTTCTCCGTCCGCCATAGTGATCTTTCCGCCTACTCCGTCACAGGTCAGCCCCTCTTTTTTGGAAAGCGCAACACCGTGATATTTGACGCTTTCGGCAATACGCTTGTTGACCTGCTGAGTGAGCGCACCCGAAAAATCCCACTCGCTTTCGGTCGGCGCCTCCGCGCTCAGTTCCGCGTATGCGTTTGCGGCGGACAGATAATGAGTTACATTCGTTGCCACGTATGATTCCATGGTGTTTATATCCGTAATAACACGGCTGCCTACGGGCATAAAGTTATAGACAAATCCGCGGGATATGGAAAAGGTTTTGAAACTCCTACCGTCTATACGCTCATACAGCTTTCCGCAGGCTTCACCCGATGCGTATTTGGAGGAAATTTTAACGGCCGCATAAGCCGACTCCACATTTCCCGCCGTGAACTGCTCCGCGTCACCGCTGTCTGTGCTTTCGTTTATCAGCAGTACCCCGCTGTACGGACCCCGAACAATACCCTTGCGCACATCTGTACGCTCGTTATCCGCCAATGTGCATACCCCGCTGTAATTCTCACCGAGAAAATCATAAAACATGATCTTGTCGTCCTCGGTGCAGTACCATACCCCGCAGGCAAGCTTTGCCATAACGTCAAGCAGGCTTCGGCATGAGGAGGCAAGGTCTGCATAAGGCATTTTCGGCAAAATGTTAGGTATAGAACCGTAACCAAAACCCAAAAATCCAGCTTGATGAGCTATATTCTGTATAACAACGTCTGTCGGAACAAACCCGTCTTTATCTTTCCAGTGGTCAAGACCCGTATAATTAAACGGCAGATCGAGAAAAATTGTCCTGTCGGTAGCTGTGATCGTCAACACTCCGTCATTAAGGCTCCGTCCCGTGATGTAATATGTAGGAGCAATGAAACTACCTACCTTACATACCGCCGACGGACTGAACGTAAGGAAGTCTATGCCGTATTTGCTAACATCCAAAGAAAAAGTAAGCTGCGAAGCACTTATTCCAGACGTAGGCATACCTCCAGCCGTGTTGACGATCTTAATATCGCCGACTATATCCCCGTCCGTCATCGTGAACGTAAACCCATCGCAGGTTACGGAATATATTCCCCAGTCCCCTGAAGCGCCCATTTCAACCTTTTTAAAAGAAATACTCGGCACATCGGCATTTAACCGACGCGCCGAGCAGCGTCCGAAAATTATTATGCTGCCTCTTCCGCAACAGGTTCCTGGACCTCTGTAAACCATTTGCCGTAACGGGTAGGATTTTTCTGTTCAAGCAGCGAAGACTTGATGTGCTGGTCGTTTTCCCTTGCCATGCAGGTAAGAGTAAGCTTGTTTGTGTTCGGTGTAGTGCTTTTTTCCTTTGTCTTGGAAGAAATATCGGGTCTGCCCGAGGAGCAGCGATACATAACATGACGCTTTCCGCTGACGTCCCCCTCAAACTGGAACATAAACGCGAACTCCTTGCCTTTGGCATTGGCGTTTTCCACAAGCATTCCGTCAATCTCCAGTTCACCAAGAACATCCTTGCGGAAACTGTCGGGAATATTTGCTATCTCCAGATCGCCCGTATAGCCTGCGTTGGTCTCGATGTTTTTATATACGATATTGTCAGCGTAGAACGGGTTGGACTCTCCTTCAGCCGAAAATGTAACGCTTACAGCGCCAGGGATAGGCACAGGCGTTGCATAGGTATACTTTTTTGCCACAGAGTCATACCCTGTTATTATGGCGTAGTATACATTACACAAGCCGTATTCAATCTTGTTGTCAATTAAAGCAGTTTCAGGCATAATTTTTCTCCTTTCAAGAATTTACTGTAAATTCAAAATACGCGATGTGCACCTCCTCATCCTGAATATCAGAGTGGTTGGTTTCGTAAAATACCCCCGCCTCGGTAAGGAGCCGCTTTATTTTCTTTTCAAGCGCAAGGTCGCGGCGGAATGAGGTGTACAGCTCCGCCACTATTGAATGCTGCTCCGCATACACAACGTTGTCCGCACCGAAATTTTTGCTTTGGGTCTCATAGTACGCAATATACGGCGGGTCGGGAATATCCTCTTTAGGTCCGTTAAACTGCCCGTAGGTTACGGGAACGCCCGCCCCGCAAAGCAGCTCATAGACCTGCGAAAGCGTTATCATACCGATTCACCTCGCAGCTGTACTTCAAAATGCCTTGCGTCAACGTCGGAAAACTGCTTTATTATGTACCGCGATCCGTTGTACATAAGGCAGTAGTCCACCCTGTTAAAATCCTTTGGGATAAAAGCATAACGCAGTCTAAACAGCAGCGTGTTTTCCTCGTTGACCCTTGCGGCTTCATAATAAAGCTTTCCCGAAACGGGAGAAACTTTGGCAAGAGCTGTAATACCAGTGTCCGCCCAATCAATACGCTCCTGACCCAGCTCGTCACGGGTGACGGACTTTTTCAAAAACGTTATACGCTGATTACGAACCACTTTTATCACCCCTTGCTGTAACGGCTTCCTGCGAATACATCAGCGAAAAAGTCTTGGCGGCAATATACCGCTCAAGGTGCTCGGTGCTTTTGGAATCGTCACGGTTGCCGTAGTAGCTGAGATAAACCTTGCTTCGGACAACCTCAAGGGCGGTATCATAATTTTCCGTCTTGCTTTCAAGCCAGTTCACGCCCGTTTTCTCCAACAGATCAGCATAAGCAAATTTTATAAGAGAACTCACATACCCCAATTCCTCGGGAACGTTCGGGTCAGTGCCGAGAAAATAACACACATCGCGTGCAATCTGTTCGGGAACCTCGATCACAATATCGCCTCCTTATCTCAGTTTTCCGAAAGCAAAGCTATAAGCTCTGCTTTATTCATGGTGCTGTAACCTGTAAGCCCCTTATTTTTCGCAAGGCTCCTAAGTTCAGCGACTGTCATTGCGTAATAATCATTATCAGCGTCCGAACCTGCCGAAATGTCAATGTTCTCTTTCAAGGATCCGTTATACGTTTCGGCAGGAATACCCTCGGACTGCGGCGACAATGACAGATTTAAAGCCATATCATCGCCTTCGGCTATATCAGACACTTGCTACCTCGGCAATACGGAACGCCGACGCAAGCTTGATCTGATGGTCGAACCAGGCAGTAAGCACGAAAACGTTCATGCCCGTTTTAATGTCCTTGTCAGCTTCGTACAGCATATCGGGGGAATAGTTGAAATGCGAATAGCTGAAATCGCCGATAATAGGCTTGACCGCCTTATCGCAGAAGAACACGGGTACACCGAGAATACTCTCAGGCGGCGCTGCGTAAAGGGTAGCATTGCCGTTGGCAAGAGCCTCCACGATTTCAAGATAATCCATCTTTTTCATGCACACTTCAGCGTTTTCGGCGAACTCGTCGTCAAGGTCGGCAATGGCCTGCCTGATAGCGCTCAGCATGGTGTTGCTGGTTATCTTTTTTATGCCTACCGAATCGGCGTAAAAGCTCATGTGCTCCTCGCCAGACGCGGGAGTTACCGCAAACGCGCACTTCTTTTCCTTTGCCGCAAGACCAGAAGCAAGACCCCTGTTTACATAAGCGGTAAGGTCAGCGTCCGCACCTCTGAGAATGGTTTCGGAAATTTCGCTCAATACCTTGAACTTATTCCTGCCGAACGGTACGGTAGAGCCCTTTGTTTCCATCTCCTTGGCGGTTTCGCCGTCCTTTATGAAGTCATCATCCCCAAGGGAAAAATCCAGTCTGGGCACTTCAAGGTTGGAAATATTTGTGTAGGTGCTGTGATCCCGCAGAGGGTTTTTAACGGGCGGTTCGGTGATGATCTGCGTTGAAACTGTCTTAGGCAGGAAAGAATCGCCGCCAGTAGCCGAATCGTCCTTAAGGGCGTTTCTGATATCATCCGTAATAGGCTTTTTCGCCATGGTCGCTCTGATAAGAGCCGCATATCCCTTTGTTATGCGCGCCTCGGGGGATACCTGGGTATTGCCAAGATCACCCTTTTCGTGCCTTGCCTTGTCGGCAGCCTCCGCCGCCTTGTCAAAGGCGTCTATCTCCGCATTCGCACGCTGGAGCCTGTCGATAAGGTCGGTAACTATGTTCTGCTGAGCCTCCCGCTGTTCCTTTGTGGAAGCCGTGTCACCCAGCATTGCGTTAAGCTTGTCCTTAGCTTCCGCAAGAGAAGCCGCGAAGCCGTCCCGCATAGAAACAAGCTGCCATCTGTTTGTGTTTGCCATTTAAATCTGCTCCTTTCTGTGTCTGTACTCTTTAAGTACAGCGTCTGCTTTATCAATAACCGCCTGCGTTTCGGCGCTTATCTTATTTTGGGTATCGGGTACGCCGTCCCTGACAGAAACGCCTTTCGGGACGTGCTTGTACAGGTCAAAATACTCCTTTGGCAGACAAGCCGCCGCCTGCGTACCGTTTGATACTACCTCGTCCACAAAGCCCTTTTCAAGGCATTCGGTCGCGGTAAGCCAGGTTTCCGCGTCCATCATATCCCGAATCTCGTCCTCGGTGAGCTTCCCCGCGGTTCGGTCAAGGTAAACGCCTCTGATGGTTTCATCATTCTTTTCCAGGTCGTCCGCGCATTTGCGAAGCTCCTTAGCGTTTCCGCATACACAGCTGTATGCATTATGTATCATCACAAGTGCGGTGGAGTCTATATGCACATTTGCGTTTATGCCAAAGGCAACAACCGTCGCTATCGAAGCGCATAAGCCGTCAATATAGACGTCCTTTTTGTACTGCTGCCTTGCAAGAAACGTCTTTATAGCCATGCCCTCGAAAACCGAGCCCCCAGGGGAATTGATGTAAATGTTGAGGTGGGAAATGCTACCCAAAGCCTTAACCGCGTTGATAACGTCCTTTGCGCTGGTATCTCCCCATAACGCCGTTCGGAGTATCAAGGGAGGCGTTTTCGCGCGTTACTGCTTCATTCCACCTCTCGGATTTTCAGTTCTCCTATCGAAGCTGTTCAGAACCGAGCAATATCCGAGAAAGATATTTTCCTGTTCCTCCTGCTTTGCGATTGAATAATTTATATCCTCAAAGCGATAGGTTTTGCTGTAACGGTTGTCCTCCACCTTAAAAATGTAATTGTCGCAGACCCGCTTGTAGGGCAGAGTTTTCTGCATTGTTTTGGGAACAACGCGCTTTTTTCTGACCTTTTGCTTTTTCGGCTTCTTGCGCTTTTGTTTGTTCAGACGTATTTCATCGCGCTCTCTTGCCGATAATTCGGATAAATCAGCGTCCTCGGAAATGTTTTTCTTTTTGATTTTTTTCATAAAAACAGTGGCAGCGATCGCCGCGCCAAACACCCCCGCAAGGAGCAGAAAAGCCTGAATATTATTTGCGGGAGAAATATTTTCCGCAGTATTTTCAGTAACCGCAACCGACGTAGTTTCGGTACTTTCGGATATTTCAATTGTATTTTCAGCCGCA